CCAGATCGCCTTGTGCTGACCCGCGGGGATCGTGCCCAGCGCCAGGCCGGCGCCCTGCGACGACGGCGCGCTGAAGGACACGCTCGTCGGGGCGGTCGACTCGTTCGCGATCGTCTGCTCGGTGCCGTTGACCGCTGCGCTGCCCACGGCGATGTCCAACGTCGTGCTGGCGCTGGGCGTGTTCGTCCCGATCCAGACCACGGCGTCGATCATCGAGCTCGAACCGTTCGCGTTGTGCAGGTACACGCACCGGTACTCGGTGTCGCCAGCGGATGCCTCTGCAGACGAGACCGTGTCGAACAGCCCGTCCGTGGACGTGGAAGCCGTGTTGCTGCTCTTGGCTCCGCCAAGGGCATCGTTTCCAACAGAGTTGCTTGCGCCGCCGGACAGACGGACGACGAAATCACCAGAGACCAGAGGCATGACTTGATTCCTTTCCTATTCTTCAGCCCAGCAGCTTCGCGATCTGAGCGCGGGCCTTCTCGATTCGCTTTTCCAGGGCGGCCGCCTCTTCGTCCGCAGCCTTGTTTTTGCCGACGATGTCGGCCAGCTGCGACTGAGCGGACTCCAAGGACTCCTTTTTGGCCGAAAGCTCGACCTCCAGCGAAGCCAGGGTCGCGGCCACCTGATCCTTTGCGGCCACCAGCGAGGACAACTGCGAAGAAGCCTCTTGGGCCTGCTTGCGGGCCTCCTCCGCCTGGGTCAGCATGGAGTCCCGTTCGGCACGGACTCGCTCCATCTCCTGAACCGCGCGACGTTCCTTCAATTCCAGCGAGTCCGCGGCCGCGAAGGACTTCTTGATCCCCTCCTCCGCAGCCTCGCGAGCGAGTTCCGACTCCTTGCGCCGGTCCTCCAAGTCGCGAGACGCCGCCAGGATTTCCTCCAGGACGGCGCGGCTCTTGGCCGGGTCGGCGGCCAGCTCCAGCATCTTCAGGAAATCGATCGTCGGCGCGGCCGCCGAGACGTTGAAACCCATCATCGTCGTTCTCCTCAGCTCGATTGGATGACAGCGATCTTGTGACCCGGCCGAACACCGATGTACTCGGTCGTGCCCGCGGGGAGCCGCGGTGAAGAAGACGAGGCGGTCGGGTTCGGGCCGATCGCCCAGCGGCAGTTGGCGTCCGTGTGCAGACGCACGAAACGGGTCGCGTCATCGAAAGCCGCGGACTGGGTGCTACTCACGCCAGGGGTGAGCTGCTGGTTCGTCCTCGAAGGCTCCTGGCCAACGAGGATGATCCGCCCCTGGGCGTCCATCGCCAGGCTGCTGTACTCGGTGATGTCGATCGGCATGGTCAGATTCCCTGCCCGTCGGGGCTGTCCTTCTCTTTGAAGATCATCTCGCTCGCTGCGAGTTCTTTCTTGGTCCTGTCGTGCAGCGCCGTCTGGGCCAGCTGGGCCTTGACCTGCTGCACCGTGATCTGCTGCTGAGTGGCCATCTGCATCACGGCCAGGTCGTGCTTGAGCTGCAGCTCCAGCATCCTCAGGCGCCGGTTCTCGACCTCGCTCTCGGTGCGGGCCTCGGTCTCGGCAGCGCGGCCGGCGGCCACCGCCTGGGCCTCCATCATCCGGGCCTCGGCGTTGATCTGGGCCGCTGCGATCCTCGGATCCGGCTGGGGCGGGTTGGCCTTGCGGTTCTCTTCGATCTGCTCGTCGGTCAGCATCACGTCCCGAGGGTCGATCTGCTGAGCACGAAGCGCCTTCTCGAACAGCTTCTTCCTGTCAATCATCTCCGCATATGCAGGATTCCCGCCAATCGCCAACAAGTTGGTGAATGCCTGGTTCTGGATATCACGGATGATCAGCGCGCTGGATCCACGTGCGTCGATCTGGAAGTCGCCCTTGATCTCGTCCTTCTCGCTGTACGCCATGTTGTAGTCGTAGTAGCGGCGGATGTGGGGCTTCGTGACGTAGTCGTCGAACTGCTTGACCAGCCGGCGCAGGACCACGTTCGCGCCGTTCATCAGCAGCTGCATCCCGCCAACCGTCTCCGGAGCGGAGCCCTGCTGGCCCTGGGCCATCATCGGAGTGGCCGTCTCCTGGTCGACAATCTTCTCGGCCATCTCGATCACCGCGGCCAGCTGAGCCTGGTGGTTGTCGAACTGGAACGAGGCGAAGACCTTGTTGACGTCGATCGAGTCGTCCGTCAGGTACCAGAACTTGCGAGGGGTCAGCGTCCACTGACCGTCGGCCGGCGTCACGGCGCCACGCTTGACCACGATCTGAGGGCCCGAGGTGACCCCCAAATTGTCCATCAACATCCGCCAGGCGGAGTTGGTCACGCTCTGCTGGGACTTCATCAGGTACGGAATGCCGTACCCGCGGGCTGAGCTGGTGACCTTCTCCCAGGGATAGAAGTCGTACGGGATCGACCCGTCTTCGAGGGGGTTCAAGTACGCGCGGACAACGACGTCGTTGATCATCTCTACGCACCCGCTGATCGACAGCAGAGGGTCGTCCTCGTCACCCACCTCGACTCCGGCCGCGGCCAGGTCCTTCCGGTCGAGGTCGCCCCAGTAGATCCAGTGCTGGAAGCTCTTCCCGTCCTCGCTGTTGTTCTTGTCGATCTCCGTGCGCTGGATCTCGTACAGGGCAGCGCTTCGCATCGGGCCCTGCTCGATGACCTCGCGCAGCTGGGCCTTGATGTACCCGGGCTGCTTGGCCAGGTCTCGGACCTGCTTGTCGTTGATCTCGGCCAGCTCGAACACGCCGCGGCCCTTCTTCACGTCGTCGCCGCAGGTCGGGTCCTCCCAGACGAAACGCGGGTCGACGCGGAACGAGGCCGGGCGAAGCTCGTCCACGATCTCCATCACGTACATCTTCTCGCCAGTGACCGGATCCTTCTTCTGCCGCCATGCCTTGCGCGTCCGTCGGGTCACCATCGGACCCTTGATCACGCCCGTGCCCATCACGGCAGCGTCGTGGATCACCTTGCGGATCTCGCCGTTGTAGTCGCACTCGACCAGCTGGTCGTCGATCTCCATCAGCATGGCCTCGGCGGCCTGCTTGGCGACCTGCTGGACGGCCTGAGCGATCTGGGACTTCTTCGCCGGGCGGCCCTCCTGAGGGTTGTCCACGACGTTGCCCTGGATGTCGAACAGGATCGGCTCGCCCGTGGCCGGGTCGACGAGCTCATCGTCGTCCGTGATCGCCTTGGCCAGGTCGGGGTCCGGAGACGGCTTGATGCCCCAGTTGCGGTCGTCGGTGGGCAACAGGATGTCCGCCAGCCGGGCCTCGGCGCTGTTGGTCTTCTGCCGGGTGATACCGACGAACACCGTCGAACGCGTCGGCAGGGCCTCGCGGACGGTGACCGGGTATCCCTGGTAGACCGACTCCATCATCGACGCAGCCATCCGCGTCGCCGGGTCCTTGCCGTGGTACTGGTCGAGCGACTCGACGATCCTCTTGTCCCAGCCGGTCGCGGCGCGGGAGCGGATCCACTTGTCGCGCATGGACGCAAGCGAGCGGCCGAACGCCTGCAGCCGCTCCTGTCGAGCGGCTTCGCGTCCTACTGCGTCATCGTCTTTGTCTTGGTCCATGTTTGTCAGGTGCCGGCTGCCTTCTTACGCGGGCCGGCGCCACGCCACCATTCGCTCGAAGGCTTCGCGTCTCCACCCCACCGAGCGGATTCAGTACGCACAGTCCGCGTTGAACACCTGGAAAACAGGCAGGTTCGCAGCGGGTCGGTTGAAAGTGCCACGGCTCGGTTCCATCTCCAGCAAGGTCTTCGCCTTGCGCAGCATCATGATCCCGTAGCGCGTCGCGGACAGAATGTCGTCGTCCTCCTTGACGATGATCCCTTCCTTCCGGTGGTACAGCCGGAACTCCGAGAACCAGTCCTCCAGGTTGGAAAACACGCGTAGTCTGCGCGTTTGCATTCTCTCCAGCATCATCGATACACCAGCCTCAAGGCTGTTGCCACCAGGCTTCCCGTCGGGACGGTTCTCAAACTGGGCCCTCTCCGAGATCATGTTCATCCCGAACTTCTGGTACTGGTCCTTCAGGACTTCGCCAGACCCCTTGTCATGCTGGAGGCCGTCATGCGGCCAGGCCCAGGGTATGTTCTGGTACCCC